ATGTTTGGTACATTACCAGAGCGTGATGACAAGTCAAAAAAGTTCCATAAAAACTTTGATACATTCATTGAGGCAAGAAGTTTCGCTACATTGGATATGATGCCAGGAGCTATTGCACTTATTCGTTCATTGGAACAAATGTATGAAGAATATGGTGTACCAACAGAGATTCTTTCCTCTACTGCATCACCAAAACGACATGATGAAATTAAAGTACAAAAAGAAGAATGGCTGCAAAAACATGGAGTTACATTCAAACAAAATTTTGTTCCAGGCAAACAACTGAAATATAAGTTTGCTGAACATGATGCACTAATTATTGATGATACCGTAAGTGTTATTGATGATTGGCGTAGAGCAGGTGGTCTTGCAATTTGGCATAATAATGTGCCAGCCACCTTGGCAATGTTGAAAGTTTGGCTTTGAACTAGGATAAATATAATATAATATCTTAGGAGACACTCATGGAATACAAATCATTTCAACACAAAATCTACATGGAACGTGCCGGACTTCTTAAAAAAAATGAAGAAGTTGAACAGATTGATGAATCATCCGGAGAATTAACGCCATCTAAACATGGTAGTTTTTCGGTAAAAAGCAAAGTCATTTCACCAAAAGAAGGTTTTCATAAAGGAGAGCATGTTGGAATGGATACATTGGTACACAAAGGAACTGTTCAACATAAGGACAATTCAAAACCTAGCAAATTTGAAGTTCATAATCATGTAAATCGTGGACTTATTTTCCAGACACATCATTCTGATGAAGAAAAACAATCCATAAAACAACATTTGGTAAAGAACAAGATGGCTGGTAAAGGAACAAATATTACAGAGTGTGCTGGATTAGTTAAGGAAGACTGGGACCAGTTAATTTCAGAATCATATGACTATGATGAAGATGATATTGCTACTCTTATTGGTCTTGCTGAAGAAATTCAACAAGTTCTTGAAGCTCTTCCTAAAGCAGCTTATGTTAGTGCAATGAGGTCTGCTACTGATCCTGAGGGTGAAGGTAAAGCTGACTCTGATAAAGTTGTGGCTCGTGCAAAGAAATACCATGGTGAAAAATTTGCTAAAGATTTAGAATCTGGCGCAGGTAAAATGCATTATCCTAGAGCTAATCATACATATGGATCTGATAAATTGGCAAGCCGCAGCAAGGCACCTGTTACTAAGTCTGGTAAAGCCAACAAAATACATATACAAGGCTTAAAAAGCAAAATTAAATCATACAGCAAATAATAAAATATACTAAAAAAATTCTTGACACAGGTTTAGGCCTGTGTTAGAATACAAGAACATTATGAATAATGTGGATAATCCGTTTAATAAAATTTTATACTCCGTTAATACTAGAAAGGTAATACAATGGTAGATTTTTCAAAAATGAAAAAGAGTTCAGGCAATCTGGACAAACTCAAAACAGCCGTAGAAGCTCTTAACGCTTCATCAGAAGGGGCCTCTGACAAAGAGAAATTCTGGCGTCCCGAAGTTGACAAAGCAGGGAATGGTATGGCAACAATCCGATTCTTACCAGCATCACCAGCCGATGGTGAAGATGGTTTGCCTTGGGTTAAAATCTTTGGTCATGGTTTTCAGGGTCCTTCTGGTTGGCTTATTGACAACTGCTTGACTACTAAGAATCAGCAATGTCCTGTGTGTGAACACAATTCTACTTTGTGGAATTCAGGCATTGAAGCTAACAAAGAAATTGTACGCAAACAAAAGCGTAAATTGAATTATGTTGCTAACGTATACATTGTCAGCGATCCAAAACATCCTGAGAATGAAGGTAAAGTAATGTTGTTCAAATTCGGTAAGAAAATCTTTGATAAGATTACCGAAGCAATGAATCCTCAGTTTGAAGATGAACAAGCAATAAATCCATTTGATTTGTGGAAAGGTGCTAACTTCAAGTTGAAGATTCGTAAAGTTGAGGGTTACCAAAACTATGACAAGTCTGAATTTGAATCTCCATCAGCATTGTTGGATGACGATGAAGAACTTGAAAAGGTTTGGAAATCAGAACACGCTTTATCAGAATTGGTTGCTGATAAAGAATTCAAGACCTATGATGCTCTGAAAGACCGTTTGGAAAAGGTCCTAGGGTTGAATGGTGATAAACCTATCACTAAGACTACTGTCGAACAGATGAAGTCTGCACCTAAGAAACCTGCAGCTGAACCTGATATGGCAATGGCCGATGATGATGACATGGCATATTTTGCCAAGTTGGCACAAGATTAAACAAAAGCTCCTTTCTCAGAACTTTGTTTAGACCCCGCTTCGGCGGGGTTTTTTATTGGTTAAACCGTAACTGTTAGATTGGATATTGTTTTTGTCAAAGCCAAATTTCTGGATGATATTTGTGATAAAGGTTTTTCTGGAACACTTTCATCATTTTTAGCCATTAGAACATTATCTTTTTGTGTAGAACTTTGATTTGTAGGTGTATTTTTATTAATATTTAAATCTAGATTTGCCATCTGTTTCTGGTCAAGTGTATCATATATTTTATTGGTATTATCCACAGGTTCTGATTTTGCCATTGCTGTTTGAATATCTTGCGAATCATTACTTATAGGAGAAGTTAAAGATTTTTTATCCAATGCACCTAAATTAATAGATTTTATTACTTCTAAATCTTTACTCAAAGTTTCAACATTCAATCCATTATGGTTATATGTCCTAGTGTATGTTCCATCAGAATTTAATTTCCATTTACCCATAAATCTTTTGCTTTGTGGGTCTTTAGGATTATATTCATATTCTTTTGGATTTATCCAATCATTATCTTTTTTATTATATACATAACCTCTGTTAACTATTTCTTTTTGGATTTCATCTTTTGACCAACCTGTTGGTAATTGATAATTATCAGGTACACCCCACTCAGCTGGAAATTTATTATTATCATTACTAACTGGAGTAGCAGATTGTTTACTTACATCTTGTGTTTTGTTGGTATCATTATTTTCTTCTCGAAATTTTTTTAATTCTTTATCCAATTCTATTTGGTGTGTATCTCTTTTTTCTTCAAGGGATCGAATATTATCATAACTTCCATATTTGTTGGCGGACATACGTTTGTTACGGGCCTGAGAAATTTCGTCATTTAATGACTTTATAGTTGTCATACGATCCTGAATGTGTTGTGGCATAACTTCTTCTGTCGGTGGTTTGCCGTTTTCCCATTTCTTAGATGGCCCAACTATATTTTGTACTGCATCAGTTACAACTTTCAATTTACTACCAAAATCTTTATTGCCTTTATCTTTTTCTGGATAATTACCCCAAACTTCTTTGTAAACTTCTCTTGTAGCTGCATATATGTCAATAGCACCGGAAGCTGCCATACCACCAGCAACTGCAAGTGGATGAAGTGTGAAATAAGGAACTGTGCCTATGCCAGCAGAAGCAGCGTGTAAAAAGGCACCATATAAATCACCATCCATAGCAGATTTGGCGGCCTCCCACATACCATAAGCAAGTGTCACACCAGGAATAACTTTTGTTGCAGTAAATTTAGCAACACTACCAAGTATTTTTTTGGCAGCTACAACAGCGGTTGCTTCTTTGGCTGCTATTTCTGCAGCTGTTATAGAAACAGTTTCAGTTGCGGCTGTTGTAGTTGCTCTAGTAGTTGCAATAGCCGCTGCATTAACACCAGTTTTAGCTAGTGCTTTGCCTGCAGCTAATTTAATTTTATCTCTTAACGATTTAAATATATCTAATTTTTTCTTAGGTTTTTCTCCCTCACCACCACTCCCACCAGAAATTCCTGCCAACACTTTTAACATTTCATTGTGGCGTCTATCATCTGCCAGTTTATTGGATTCTTTAAAATTATTTTCTTTTTCTTGCAAAGTAACTTCTCTGTCATAACTTTTATTAAGAAACGTTAGTATTTTATTCAATACCGTTTTTATACCTTTGATATTGTCACTTTTATCATTTTTAGTTCTTTTAGGAGATTCTTCATCTCCATTATCTTGCATTTGTGATATTTGTGATATCTTGTCAAATATTGGCATAGCTCTGCCTGCAAAATATTCAATATCTTTCTTAGAACGACCAAGCATCTTACCAACCAAAGCAGGACCAAGGCGAGAACCACCAGTTAAAACTTTTGCAATATTCAATGGATCAAATTTTTCTTTAAAACCTTTTGAAACTGCTTTTGATTTTAAACTCAATACATTCTTAAATCCTTCTTTGTATCCTTTACCAGCAATTAATTGGTCAGCAAATAAAGAACCAATAGATTGTTCTCTTATTCTACCTGCTTGTTGATAATTTAACTCTTTAGCCATTTGTTATCCTAATTTCTGAGTATATGGATTATTATCGTCAACTTTTTCATTATTCATATTGATATTATTTTTCTTCATAATAATTACATTTTGATTATTTGTTGTTTCACTTGAAGATGCAATCAAATCTTGTTTATAATTTTTATTTTCAAAAGACAATGTATCAACTGTGTCACCAATGTTATTTTCTAATGATGCAACAAACTTTGACTTACCAATTTTTTCCAATTTGTTTATTGTTTCTTTATCTTTAACAATTGTTTCTTTATTATCATTTATAATATACCAAAGTCCGTCAGTATTTTTTATTGCTTCTCCGGTCAATCCAATTGTTTTTAATTCTTTCGCATCAATTTTTGTTCCAGCTAAAAGACCATATGTATTGAATATCCATCTTCTTTCGGCAGAGTTTTTTTTCTTTTGGTCAGTTACCAAAGTACCATCTTCATAATACCAATTACCTTTATAATCCCTTTGCAACTTATTTGGATCTACTTTAGAAAATGCTTTTGCTAAAAATCCAGAATAACCAAAGTCATTATCTTGTAATTGAACCTTTCCATCAGGCATAAGTTCAGGAACTTTTGATGCAGAATTATCTACAGATGCAGTTGTAGGTGATACAGGTGATGCATTTTTGGGATTGACACTATTATTATCAACTGCTTCTTTTTTTGGAGGAGATTTTTGTTCTTCCTTGCGTTTATTCACAACTTCTGGTGGATTTAAAGTATATTCCATTTCTTCTTTACTAGGCTGTATTGATTTGCCTTGACTGTCACGTACTCCAAAATGAAGGTGTGGATATTTGGAATGACCTGTGTTTCCTGTTTTTGCAATAAGAGTACCAGCACCAACCTTATCTCCTTTTTTAACAACAGACGTATCACTCAAATGTAAGTATTCTCCATTACGACCATCATCATATTGAATTTTTATAAATTTTCCATTTTCGGGACTTTCATTAACTTCACTAACTGTACCAGGTCCTTTTGAATATACTTTTGTTCCAACTGGAGCACGAAGGTCTACACCTTGATGATTTTCAGTTCTATTTGAATTATATGGATCTAATCTAGAACCAAATCCACTTGTTACTGTAGCCGCAGTATAAGATACTGGTTCTGCCGTCTGAGTTTTTTCAATTTGTGCTGTAGTTTGTTGTGATGCATTTGCATTTTTTGGTGATGCAACAGGTGCTGTATTCGTTTCTTGATGTGACTGGCCAGGTAATCTACCACCAGGTATAGGCAAGATTGGTGGTTTGACTGGTGGTGTTCCAGGTGTTCCTGATGTAGAGGCTGGAATATTTGCAGTGTTTGCTTTTTCTTTTGGTTCTTCTTCTGATTTTTTAGGAACCAATCCCATTAAAGCTTTGATTATTTGTTTATGTTTTCTATTTTTATCTTGATTTTGTTCTTGCAAATGATTTTTAGTCTCTTGATATTGTAATTTTCTATATGTATCAAGCTTAACCATTGCTTTATAAATCATACCTAAAAGTTCTTTAGGTGTAAGTTTTGTTTTTTTGGCTGTTTCTTCACTTTCATTTGATTCTTTTCGTGAAAAAAGTCCTAACAAATTAAAGTGGCCACCTTCAGGTCCTTTATAACCAAAGTCGGATGAAGCTAATTTTAAGAGGCGACCACCAATGTCTTTCCATCCCATCTTTTTGGCATTTTGTTTAGTTTCTTCTTGTGGTTCAGGTGTTTCTTTAGGTTTATCGTTATTATCTTTAGGATTATTAGATTGAGTTTGAGGAGCAGCTGCTGGTTGAGCATTTTGTGTAGGATTTGATGTACTTCCTCTCGCCATTTTTACCTTTTCATCCTTTCTTTTATCTTTTGATTTTCTTCCTCAATATACTGTATCAACATTGCAACATATATTTCCCTTTCCCATGGCATCATATTATCTAATTCTGTCAAACTATACTTGTGATGTTGCATTAATGAGAAATTTGTTTTATAATGATTTCTCAAGTTATCATGGCGAAAGGTTATACGAAAAAACTTTCAAGTCCCTCCACCTCAATTACATGGTGGTAACTACATTTTTTACAAGTCATTTCAATTTTTTCTTTTAACTTTGGTAGATTGTTAAAGAATTCTTCTACTTTGGCAAATGATTCAGGTGGCATAGTTTCAACAAATTCAATCAATTCGTTAAGTGGTGTTTCATGTGAATAATAGAATTGGTCGCCGTCATAAATGTATTCAATGCTTTGAGCCAACATAACAAATGTCAGTTCATCTTCATTACTGTATTGCATAGAATCTTTAATTATACCAAACTCCGGATATTTCAATTTGATTGATAAATTTTCATTCAATTTAATTTCATCAGAAACATCATCTTTCTTTTCAACTTTAACCTCTAAAAGGTTCAAAGAACTTTCCATAATATTTCGGCATTCATGTGTACCTTTATCGTCAGTCACTAGATTATTGCAACGATATTTCGACTCTACAACCTCACCTACAGACTTTGCTCTAAGATGAATAAAGTAATATTCCACATCAATGATGGGCAATTTATCAATATCAATATTTTCAGTCAAAGTACAATTATAAAGAATATCACGTATTGCAGAATGTACTGTTGCAGAATCATCACCTTCCATGGCCATCAAAAGATTTCTCTGTTCTTTGACTAAGAATGGACGATATTTAATTTTTTTCTTTGAAAGTGGTAACTCAACCTCATAAGTCGGCACATCAATTTTTGGTAAAGCCATAATAACTCCTTAATAATAAATTTATATAATTTTTTCCCAACGGGTATATGCAAAACTAACAGTTAAATTTTGAAATGTTTCAGAACTCCAATCCAAATCCAACTGATTCATTGATATTGGATATGCTTCAACAAATTTTATTTCTTTGATTACATTCGTATTATCATCATATTGTGTTACGATGATATCTGATTGATAATTCACTCTATAAGCAAAATCATTGGTATCAATTGGATTAATAACGTTCATCCATTCAGTGAAGTCATCATATATGTTTCTTTGTTTTGCAGATACATAAAAAGTCAAATCCAAATCATTATATGTTGTCAAGTATGGGAATTTTTGAATAGGTCCATATGTTTTTTGTTCAAGTGTTGCAAAAGTTTTACCAGGCAATTGTGCTGTGTGACAAAGATATTGAGTTCCTTCACCAATACGATATTGATATTCACTTTTTTCATTAGATCCTACAATTCTAACGAGAAAACGATTCGCTTTTGCTGGGTTTATTATATTATTTAATAAATTTGATAATGCTGATACTTCTGCCATTTATGACTTCCTTATTTCTTCTACTGATTCTTTCCAGACTTTTGCTGCCGTGGCTTTTTTGAACTGTTGTACTGGTAAATACATGGCAATATCCCATTCTTCAGGTTCAACGGCAAGTATCCTAGACCTTATATGTGAATACAGATATCGTTTGACACAGGGCCTAAACTCTTTATATCGTCTGGTGGCGTCTAGGATTTCATATGATATACGCAAACGCATAATCTCATTGTCATCGTTTAGGATAGCTCTTGGCATCAGTTTACGCATAAGTGCAAGTCTGTACCGCATTGGTAGATAATGTATATTTAAACCTAAGAAACCATCCGGATATGATTCAAGTGGTATTACCAATGGAAATCTGTCATAATAATCCAATTCATTCTTACCTTTTGGATCATAAACAAAGAAATACATACTACCAATTCTAAATTTCCGATTGACTCTAGGTACAGGTATTGCCTTCCTTGGAACATACCTGTTCTTTTCTTTGGTCATAGGAATAGAAATAGATGTTGGATTTTTCAGGTTTGCAACCTTTTGTGCCAGCCATCTCAATGACTCACGGCTCATCGTGTGCAACTCTGCAACAGATTTTTCTTCAGCAAGTGTGGTAAGGAGTGAGGGTTTTGTAGCCATGCCTTATTTAGTTAGAGTCCAAGGTGGTCTTCGGTAATCAGTTTGAATTCCCAATTTCGGTCTAAACAGTACTCGGTTGCAGCCTTCCATTTGGCTTGATTGACACCCCAAGTAGTGACCTCAGTAATGTACCTTTTGGTAACTCGTCTTTGTTGTTCAGGTGCTTTGGTTTGTTTCTTTGGTTTAACTTCTAACATCATGGTTTTCAATGTACCATTCTTATCTTTGACCTTGACCACGAAATCTGGAAAGTATCTGTGCCATCTTCCATCAACTGGAGAAATGTAAGGTACAACAACTTCTTCTGATGCCCAAGACACAATACTTGGATTTTTGTCGAGCCAATTCATCACTCTTGCTTCCCAAGAAGAGCGATATATGATGTTTTTATAGTCCCCAACGTATTTTTGAGGATTTGAAGGTTTAAATTGTCCTGAATATGCCATAAATAGTATATAGCGTTTTTCTAAAAAACAAGGAATAAAATGACAGCTCCACTTGCAGCATTAGCACAAAAAAGTCAAAGTTCGAATCTAAGTTATCCGTTGGATTTGGGTTCCTCTGCAAAGAATCATTACATAATATTCAATGTGTTCAAAACATCTGGACAATTAGATACCAACACCACACAAAATGCTGCGTTAAACAGTTCAGTTATTGGTTATGATGCAAATGGTAATGCACAATATCAACAACTTGGTGGTGGTGCAACTCTTGCTCAGAATTTTGCAAGTAATGGAAAAACAATTAATTCAACAGATGGAGTTTTAAATAAATTAGATTCCAATCAGGAAGGATTTACTAGATTTAATGTAGCTACAGATACAGTTCCCGGAGAACAAATAGCATTATATATTCCAGAAGAAGTGAATTTAAATGAGAGTGCTCAATATGGTAAAGAATCATTTATTGATGCTTTAGGTGATTTATCTTTTGGAGCAATTAAAAAAGCAAGTAGTTATATTGATAAAGGTGGTTCTTCACTATTGAGATTAGGATTAAATAAAATTGGTTATGTTTTCAATCCACAAGAACAACTTATGTTTGAAGGTATAGATTTTAGGTCATTTGAAATGACCTTTACATTCACTCCTTATTCTGAAAGTGAAGCAGAGGCTGTCAAAAATATTGTTCAAACATTTAGAAAAAATGCAGCACCAAATATTGGTGGTATTCTTGGTTTCTTTTTTATACCACCTTCACAATTTAATATAACATACTATAATGGTGAAAAACCAAATACATATCTTCATAAATTTAAAAGGTCTGTTCTGGAAAATGTAACAGTGAATTATGCACCGAATGGATGGTCAGCACATAAAGGCGGAGCACCAGTTCAAACTACAATGTCATTAACATTTAAAGAATTAGAATTAGTGACTAGAGATGATATTGAAAACGGATATTAAAATGCAATATTTTCAAACATTACCAAAAATAATTATAACAGACCCAAATAATAAGTCAACACTTTTTACAAATTTAATGGCTCGAGCATCTGTTGTTCAGAGTTTGTTGACAAATCCATTGGTTTTTTATGAGTATGATATTCAGGAAGGTGACACACCTGAAATAATTTCACACAAATATTATGGTAGTGTTGACCAATTTTGGATAGTTTTATTTGCAAACCAAATAGTTGACCCCCTATGGGAATGGCCTTTGAATAATAAAGATTTTAACAATTATGTTAATGCAAAATATACTCCAGAAGAACTTAATCAAATAAATCATTATGAAAAAATTGTAACAAAAAAAGATATTTCAACAAATACTGTGACTGTTGAGAATTTTGTTATTGATGAAGATGAATATAATAGTTTACTAGAATCAATAAATTTTTATGATTTTACAACAGGTACAGTTTCAGTTGCCGTAAAAAAAATGGCTATTTCTAATTTTGATTATGAATTGATTATGAACGAAAGTAAAAGAAGTATCAAATTGATTAATAAATCATATGTTACACAACTTGAAGATGAATTCAAAAAATTGATGTTGGTATAAAAGGATAATAATGGCTATTAATGATACAGGTCCAAATTTAGTTGATTCACCCGCCGGTGTAGATTATTTTCCGCAATTTGGTGCTATTGATGACTTATCTATTGTATTTGCTGATGGTTCAAAACAAAACATCAAAGGATTATTAATTGATTTTTCATATTATGAAGATATTTTTAGTTTTGTTGTTTCCGGTCATCTTAGATTGAAAGATGCGGCTGGTATTGTTGAACGATTTGGACTAACAGGTAAAGAATTTCTTACAATAGATTTTGGTAGATCCAGAGGCGACCCTAGACCTGCACAAACTTTTAGATTATATTCAATACCAAAAAGAGACCCTATAGGTAACTTGGCCAGTGAATTTTTAGATTTACATTTTTGTTCAGAAGAATTGTTATTATCAGAACAAATTAAAATTGTTAAATCATACAAAGGTATGGAAATATCTAATATGATTAGAGGTATTTTAAGAGATTATTTGAAGGTTGGTAGTACAAAAAATTCAATCATACAAGACACCATTGGTAAATATGATTTTATTATTCCAACGAAAAAACCACTTGAAGCAATAAGCTGGTTATCTACGTATGCTTTACCATCAGTTAATGGTGGTGCTGATATGTTATTCTTCGAAACTGTTTGGGGTTTCTATTTTCAATCATTGGGTACATTATATCAACAGGAACCAATTGCTACATATAAATATGACCAAAAAAGTCTTACTGGTCAATCATTTAATGAAAGTAGTATTTCTGTTTTAGATGTTGAATTTATTAAAACATTTGATAGTTTGGATGAAATTAAAAGTGGAAGTTTTGCAAATAGGCTTATCTCTTTAGATCCAATAACAAGAACGAGAACAGTTACTGATTTTGATTACAATAAGTATAAAGGTACTGCTTCAAAAATGAATCCAGGAAATCTACTAAGTGCTTCCAGAAATAGATTAGGATTAACACAGAATGAAGCTTATGCTGGTTCTTTGAAAGTGGTGACAAGCAACTCAAATCAAAAACACAAATTGCCAAAAGATGCTCAACTTTCTGTTGCAGAAGATATCTTCATAGAAAAAACAGTACCAAATAGAACTGCTCAATTAGCTTTGATTAATCATACAAAATTAAAAATAAAAATTCCTGGAAACTCTTTGTTATCTGCTGGTGATACAATTAATTTTGATTTATTATCGTATATTGGTGGAGCAAACAGAAAATTGGATAAATTGTATTCAGGTAAATATCTGGTGACTGCTATCAGACACAATATAACAGGTGATGGCAAATATCTATGCCTTGTTGAAATATCAAAAGAAAGTACACCCGTTCAGGCTTAATGACTATATATTATTTTAGGATAGAAAAATGCAGAATTTTTTAGGTAAAGACAATTTTATTTGGTGGGTTGGCGTGATTGTAAACACATTCGACCCATTAGGCCTTGGCCGTTGTCAGGTGAGAATATTTGGTTGGCATGACGATGGCTCTCCCGAAGCGTTGCTTAAGATACCAGTAACAGATTTACCATGGGCTCTACCATTAGTGCCTATAAATGGCACTAAAAGTTTTTCAGCACCTGAATTGGACGATTGGGTTGTGGGTTTTTTCATGGATGGAATGGCAGGTCAATTTCCTATAATGATGGGAATGTTGCCTGGTTATAGAGCATCAAATCCATTTATTAAATCTTACAAATAATAGGAATAAAAATGATACCAACGACAACAACAACTGGTGCAGAGGTAGTTTCGAGCGTAGTTTCAGCTCCAGTAACCTCTCAAACTACTATTACTAGTACGAATTTGGGGTCACCATCTACAACAACTACTACTACTACTACAACACCATTATTGTCACCATCCGAATCAATCGCTAATGCAATTGCAGGAGGCCAAGCAAGCCAAGGACTCGTAAATGCGACAACAACTGGTTATGGACAAACTCAAGCAAACATTTATGGTAGTCCAACAGCAGCAAGCCAATCAGCAGCACAAACATTTATAAATGAAACCAATAGAAACATATTAACAGCAGTAAATCTTCCAAAAAGTGTAATTAAAGATGGAAAAGTTGTACCAGTAATTGATCCTTATTCTACTTTCTATACATTTAAAGTTGGTGTACAGTCAACTTCTGCTTTATCCAGAGGATATGTAAAAGGTTCTATCATAGATTTGTTAAATGGTAATTTAGACCATGTTTGTGACTTTAAATTCATTTTTCCTGACCTTAATTCAATTCTGGCACAAGTAGGTTTAGTGAATCCAGTAACTGCTATAAGAGATGCAATTAAAAATGCAAAATTAAAAGCCACTAATACATTGAGAAAACTTATACAGGAAGCTGTTACAGCAATAAGAACTGCATTAAATGCCACTATTACTGTTTTGGGTTTGGATGCAACCGGAATATTTTCGTTCAATATTTCTGCGTTAAAAGCAATTGCAGCACAAATTAATTCAGCAGTAAAAAGAGTTGCTGCTGCAGTTGAAGCTGTTTTAGAATATGTATTTCTTGCTCAACAGATTATACAATTAATCAATTGGATTAAAACGCTACCAGCAAAATTACAACAACTATTACAAAATTGTTTGAATCAATTTGGTGCTTCAATAACACAAGTTGCAAATCAAATTAAATCTATACCAGACCAAATTTCTAGTTTGACAACTTCTCAACTTACTAATATCGCCAATGAATTTACACAAGCTGGTCAATTAGCATTGGATGCAGCAAATATCAATACAACAAATAGTAGTATGCCAGATGCTGTTGCACAAGCTTTTAGCCAACCTGATAGTGTTACAACAGCCATGTCATCAACTGAGACTATTGAAACCAGCTTAAAAGAACATTTGGCAGAAAAACAATCAATAATTTCAAATTATACTGCCACGTTAATGGACCCTAAAACAATGACAAAATCACCATGAAAGCTTTAATATAATGTCACATGAACAATATAAACCAGATTTTGTAACAGCTTGGACAGAACCGGAATCTGCTGCAAATACAAATTATCAACCAGTTTATCCATATAATAATATCACCGCAACAAGAGCCGGACATTCATTTGAGATGGATGACACTCCAACAAGAGAAAGAATTCGCCTTCAACACGGAAAAGGAACATTCATTGAAATGCATCCTACAGGTGAATATGTTCATAAAATTGTTGGTAATGGTTATTCAATAACTTTAGGTGACCACAATATTAAGATTGGTATTGATGATGGCAACCTTGCTAAAAAATTAAACATCACGGTTTATGGTGATTGTTATATGAATGTCAAAGGTGATAAAATTGAACAAATTGATGGTAACTTTGAACAACACATCAAAGGACATTACACACAAACAGTTGAAAAAACATCTACAGTAACTTCTTTTGGTGATATGCAAATTAATGGTGGTTCTTCTTTAACTGGAAGTTTGGAAATTAATTCATCAACTTCTGTTGTTATGGGTGCGGACTTAGTAGTCGGTGGAGAAATTATGTGTGCCAAGCTTGTTGCTTTAAGTCGTGTAGATGCCGGTTCTGGAATGAGTATTGGTGCTTCAGGACTACAAGCAGTAGCAGCAATCGCAGGTTTACCAGGTGGAAATGCAGGATTAGTTGTACATGGTACTGGTGGTATTGGTGTTGGATTACCTGTAGCCGTTCCTGGTAGTATTACCTGTGTCGGTCCTATTACGTCTTACACAATAATGTCAGCAACTTATTCATCCTCAATAATATCAGGATCAATTCTAAAAAGTGACATTGTTAACTCAATTTTGAGAAAATTACACTTTCACATTGCTCCGCTAGGTGCTACATCACCTTGGGTAGGTACCGGAGAAACTAAAGCATCATTCTCTTAACTTAATATGATAAAAATGATAGGAATATAATATGGCTAGCGTATACGGAAGATTAGGATTTAATGCATCAAATCCAGTAGCAAATTCAATGGTACAACCATTGGATCCAGACCTTTTAACACAAATGAAGTTCATACCTCCTTGGATGAATGATTGGCAAACAAAAGACGTTGCAGAATCCAATACTGATGGTTATTTTCAGAATCCAATGGCAACTACACTATCAAATGTAAATATTGTTGCAAATACGATGATGAACATGGTTTCAAATAATATATCAATAACTGGAAGTACTGGAACTATTACAGCATTGTTGGCCAACACGATGACCAACGCAATATCTATTGGTTATTCAAATACGCAATTATCTATCACCTCGGAATATGATAAATGCGTATACATTACCAATCGTTTGTCGAATGTAGTTGATATGGATGCAAATATGTCTGTGCCACACTACCAAACAGCAACTGGATATGGTACACTTTTAAGTTATCTTACAAATCAAACAGATGGAATACAAAATAATTCACCAGTTATTGGATGTTTTACAAGTTTATACACACAGAATACTTTGGATCCGTTGGTTGCAAATACCACGCCACTTTTGGTGATATTGAAAAATAGTATAACACATTCGGTGGTTATATCTCCTCCATCAGAATCTTACACTTCAAACATAAGTTTGTCTAATGCACAAAGTCTGGATAACAATATGGCTGCAATTTTTAACACAATGTATGTGTCCAGAACCAGCGACACTGCATTTTTTCAAAATTCTCAAGCGGTTGTGAATGATTATAACCATGTTTCACAATTTAGTAACATGGGACAAACTCATAACAAGTTAATACAAGAACGTATAGGATCACCTAAACTACTTTCAAGGTTAAATGCAAATACCTAAAAAATCGAAATTTTGCGTTCCGGCCCAAGAATTTTCTCCGACAGCTTCAAAAGTCCAAAAAAGCGTTTTACTTTTGCGATAAATAAAGAATGGCAACCTTACAAAAAATATACTCAGATATAGATTTCATGTTCACCAAGAAACCGGTGACGGGGGATATCGCACTTAGTTATGATGCACAATCGGTTTCACGTTCAATTAAAAATTTACTACAAACCAATCGTTTTGAAAGGCTTTGGAACCCAAACCTTGGATCAAATGTCAACCACTTGTTGTTTGAATTGATATCTCCAATAACCGCAAACGCATTAGAATTTGAGATATCCAATTTAATAAAAAATTATGAACCAAGAGCCATTTTAAATGAAGTAATAGTTACACCGTTACCTGACAAAAATGCTTACAATGTTTATTTGAGTTATTACCTCCAAAATGCAACTCTACCAACAACAATAACAATTCTTTTAGAGAGAAACAGATAAAATGGCTGGTGCTAATTCAAATATACAGGTAACAGATTTAGATTTTAATAATATTAAAAACAATCTAAGAACGTTCCTACAATCACAAGACACTTTAAAAGATTATAACTATGATGGTTCAGCCTTAAGCGTTTTATTGGATGTTTTGGCATATAACACGCAATATAATTCATTTTATCTGAATATGGTTGCGAATGAAATGTTTTTGGATTCGGCTCTGTTAAGAAATTCAGTTGTTTCTCATGCCAAATTATTAAATTATTTACCAAAAAGTGTAAGAGCACCAGAAGCTAATATTAATCTTACAGTAAACCAAGTTATTGATTCTTCTTTGACACTACCAAAATTTACAAAATTCATGTCAGAGGCAGTTGATGGTATAAATTATGATTTCGTAACAACAGATTCGGTAACAGTGAATGTTGTAAACAACCAAGCGGTCTACAACAACCTACCAATCAGACAAGGAACACCAGTAACAAATTCATTTGTGGTTGATTCTGTAACTAATCCAACTTGTCTTTTTAAGGTACCAAATACTAATGTCGATACAAGTACTATAGTTGTATCAGTTCAAACATCATCATCAAATAATTTAACACAAACATATACTCTATCGACAAATCAGTTAACAATTAATGAAAATTCAACTGTATACTTCTTGCAAGAAGGTTTAGAGGGTTATTATGAAGTTTATTTTGGTGACGGTGTTCTTGGTAAAAAATTAGTTGATGGTAACATAGTTATTATATCTTATTTAAAAACATCCGGATCATCGGCATATCTGGCAAACAATTTTGTTTTGATGGATTCTATTGGTGGTTATGGAAATACAAGCATACAATCAGTATCTGCCGCATCAAAAGGTTCGGCAAGAGAATCAATACCTTCAATCAAATTACAAGCACCTAAGAACTATGCATCACAAGGTCGTGCCGTTACAAAAGAAGATTACATCACTGCAATACAACAAAACAATTTGGGTTATTCTTTTGATGCCGTTAATGTTTGGGGTGGCCAAGAAAATAATCCACCAATTTATGGACAAGTATTTGCATCAATTAAACCAGCAGGCGGTTATTCTTTAACTCAAATACAGAAACAAAAGATAATTGAAGAGGTTATTAAACCTATTTCTATGATGACTGTCGTACCAACTTTGGTTGATCCGGACTATACTTACATCCAGATTACTGCAAATGTTTATTATGATCCAAAGAAAACATCATTGACTGCTGCACAAATTAAAGAAAATGTAAGAACGGCTATTTTTAACTTGTCACAAACTTCTTTGAATACTTTCAATTCTACATTTGTTGCAACAAATTTTACAGATGCAATTAACTATAGTAATCCTGCAATCATAACAAACGAAATTACTTTACAGGTACAGAAAAAATTCTATCCAAATTTAACCACACCAACAACATACAAGTTCTATTACGGAGCACCATTGAAAAAAGGTATGTTTTTAAGTGGTGTTAATAGTTCTCCTGCTGTACAATTTAGAGACAAATTAAACCTTACAAACATCATTGATGGCATTTACATTGAAGAAATTCCATCATCAACAGGTGGTGTAGATTCTATCACAGTTATTAACCACGGTTATGGTTATCAATATGCACCAACAGTTACCATTAAAGGTGATGGTACAGGTGCAACTGCATCGGCTGTTTTAAATGTTGATGGTACTATTAAGCGTATTGATGTTTTAACTGCCGGCAATAATTATACCAGTGCGATTGCAACTATCACAACATCATCTGGTGATACAACTGGTAATCTTGGTGCAGTTGTTGTTAATTTAATGGGTCAATATGGAACACTAAGAACTTATTATAACAATACAGATAATGTAAAGACAATCTTTGATCCAGCTATAGGAACAGTCGATTATAATAATGGTATTGTAACCTTGAATTCTTTTGGTCCATTACAAGTTGATAATCCTTTAGGTCAATTAACCATTTCTGCCAATCCAACAACAAGTATCTTATCATCTTCATACAATAGAATTATTACTGTAGACCCTTATGATCCTGGTGCGATTGTTGTTAATGTAACTGCCAAAACAACATGATAGTAGAAGATAAAAGAATTTCAACACTGGTAGAATCGCAACTACCAGGATTTGTCCGTGACAATCCGGATTACCAAAACTTTTCTCTTTTCCTTAAAGCATATTATGAATGGATGGAACTGGCTAATGCAGCCAACTCATCAATCACTACAGCCAATACAACAGGTCAAGGTCTAACATACGCATCAAAAAATTTAACCAACTATTCGGATGTTGACTCAACGATTGATGGCTTTATTGATTACTACACCAATGATTTCTTACCATATTTTCCTAATGATATATTGGTTGACAAAAGAGAAGCGATAAAGTTTGCAAGACAATTATACCAATCTAAAGGTACACCAGCTTCTTATAAATTTCTTTTTAAAATACTATACAATTCAGACTTTGATTACTTCAATACAAAAGATGCCATTCTAAAGGCATCTGATGGTAAATGGTATGTTGCAAAAAGTTTAAAATTAGCCTCATCTGATACTAATTGGTTGAAATTAAACGATCCAATAAATGGTTCTCTTAGATTGTTTGGAGAAACAACTAAATCTGTTGCAACTGTTGAAGCATCTACAGTTTCTGGTACAAAAACGGAAATTTTTATTTCAAATATTGAACGTCTGTTTCAATCAGGTGAATTTGTACGTGTTGTAGATAATAGAAATCAAACTGTATTGTTTAATGGTCAATCATTACGTGCAAAGATTGTTGGCCAAATCAGTCAAGTTAAAGTTAGTCCAACTAACAGAGGTCTACTATATCAACCAGGTGACCCTGTTATCATCTATGGTGGGTTAAATTCAAACACAGCTATCGGTGCATCAGCATTAGTTTCTACCACCACAACAGGTTCCATTCAACGTATTAACGTGGTCAATGGTGGATATGGATATAGAGCCGATCCAAATACAGTTATATCAATTACCAATGCAACTGGTGCTATTGCTAATGTGGCAACATTAAATTCAGCAGGAGGTGCCAATGTTGCATTAATTCCTATTGATAGTATTGCACTCAAAAGATTCATAACACTAAGTAACACCAATTTTTCTTTTGCTAACGTTGCTATTACATCAAATATAGCTAATGTAAAAATATCCGATGCGCTTACTTTTGTATCATTCGCCACCTATCCAATATCATCCGTATCTGTTAAAAATGGTGGCGGTGGCATATCACAGACACCTTCAGTATCTGCGGCATCTGTATACCAAGGTGAAACCAGTGCAAACACAGTATTTTTAGCAGCACTTGGTATATTAGCACCAATTCAAATTGTCAGCGGCGGAAATGGTTATCAAGCAAATGATAAGATTGTTTTCTTGGGTGGACCAGGTTCAGGTGCCGCTGCAAATGTAACTTCAGTCAGTGGCACCGGTGCAATTACTGGTGTATCATATGTTTATAGTACATCAGGCATATATCCATTAGGTGGTATGGGTTATAAAACATCCAACTTACCTGTTCTTTCTGTAAATTCAGCCAATACACAGGCAGGTGGCGCAAGTCTATATGTTCCAGGTATATTAGGTGAAGGTGCCACATTCTCTGTTGTTGTTGATAGAGCTGGTTCAGTTTCAACAATTAAACTAACAAATGCCGGTGAAGATTATGTTTCAACACCTAATGTTTCATTAAAAGTACAAGACATTGCAGTATCAAATGTATCTGTATTAACATTACCACAGAAAGGTGATTTTGTTTATCAAGGTGCCAACTCAAACGTGGCCACTTATACTGCAACAGTAGATTCTATAACAAAATTATCCAATGATAATAATCCTAATTTAAGTATCTATAACCTAAGGGTATATAATTATAGTGGTTCACCAAGTGGCGGTACACCATTAAAAGTTGGCAATCGTATTAATATGAATATGGTAAACACAGCTTTACCACAATTTGTTTACTCATATAGTGGAACACTTGATAACAATGGAAAACCTTATACAAGAACATACAATAGTAGTGGTGTAATTACATACGGTGACGGTAATGCACAAGGCACTGCATCATTCTTAGATGGTTTGGTAATTAGCCAAGGACAATATTTGAATTCACAAGGACAACCAAGTTCTTATGACATTTTACAAAGTAGTAATTACAATAACTTTACATATCAGATAACTGCAAATAAAGAAATTGCAAAATATAGAGATGTATTGTATAACTTATTACACCCATCAGGTACAAAAGTTCTTGGTCGTTATACATTAAAATCAAGTAATAATTACATTACAACCGGTTCATCAAGTTTAAGAACTGGTTTCACATTGGCACATTACACTGGTTATCCAGGTTCATTTGGTTTAATGTCAACAGATTTTACCAATAAGAGTTCATCTGTTGTTCAATTCTATAGTTTACTTGGTGCAAACATAGAAAATTTCATAACAACTAGCAGCACTGTTTCTTTAACTGATAAAAATGGTTACCAAGTAATATCGGATGTTATTGATGTATCTGGTTCATCCATTGAAGATTTAATGATAGATGGTGTCACAGTAGATTTGATGCTTGAAAGTAGTACAGAAGATTTGATGGCTCAAGGAGCTGATACAATTACTTTAGATGATACTTATTGGTTAACATATCCAAATGTTGCTATCGTGACGGCCAATTCTGGTTCTAACGTCATAAATATAACATCATTGACTGGTGGTTATGACATTATAAACAATGGTGTTTATAGTAACACCGCATATCCATTAAAAGACATTGTATTTGCTGGCGACTATGTTTTAATTGATAACAATGGAAGTAACTTAGTCACATCGGTTGATTATGTTAATGGTAAAATAGTTGTAGCAAGTAATTTTACAGCAAATTCAAATTCTTATTTGACGGTCAACAGAACATTCGTTGCAACAGACGTAAAGATTTATGGTCCTACTGGAATACAATACATTCCTGAGTTGATAACAGAAGATGGAAATACATTGGTAACAGAAGCCGGAAACATAATCCTTGTGGGGTAAAAAAATAAATGAGCTCAGTAAAAATATCACAATTAAATTTAATTACGCAACTTAATGCAAACACACAGAACACGTTGTTTGTTGCAGTTGATGTGCCCTCAGGTATAACTGGTAAGTTTACTGGTCATACATTGGCACAAGGATTATATTCAAATGAAGTGTTGAATGTAGGAAACAATTCAGTTGTTTTTCCAAACACAATCGCACAGTTTGCTGGTAATTCTACATCATATTTGCAAATTAATATGCAGAACTTTACATCAAATGGTTCTGCCGATATGATTATTACCGCAGATACCGGTACAGATTCTACCAGTTATATTGATTTGGGTATTAACAATTCAAATTATAGTCAACCATCCTTCAGTGCAACAAGAAGTCTAGATGGTTATTTGTATGTGGCTGGTCCATCTACTGCGGGTGCAGGAGGCAACTTAGTTATTGGTACCGCATCTACATTGACAAATGTATTGTTCATAGTTGGTGGTACAACTTCAAGTAATATTGTGGCTAAAATGACAAACAGTGGTTTGACTTTAAACACTCAGTCTTATATTACATATGGAGATGGTTCAATACAATCAACTGCTGCAGCACCATTTGTATACACCAATACAATTTATGATTTAGCCAACACAACACCATTTGTATATACACAATCAAATGCATCGTTCTTACAGGCCAATGCGGCATATGCGATGGCATTGGCTGGTATCGGTACCGCTAACTCAGCAACAACTTTGGCCAATGCATCGTTTGCTAAGGCCAATACTGCACTCGCCAATACAACAGGTACATTTGCGGGTGATTTGACGATAACAGGTAATGTTATCACTCAAGGTTTTATTGACTTTAATAACTCATCTTTCAATCCAAATACGGCATTCATTAATATTACCGCAAGTAATAATTATGCCGTTGTGGCGCCATCAAATACGAATTATATGTTACAGATAACTGGTAAAGCCAATTCTGTAACAAGGTTAGTACTTGATAGTTTTGGTGCAGCCACATATCCTGTTGTTGTTGGTCGTATGGGCCGAGGTTCTGCTGATATACCAGGCGCTGTAGCAAACAATGATGTGTTAATGCGTATAGTTGGAAATGGTTATACTGGTACACAATTCGCAGCATCAAGTCCAACTAAAATAGATTTTATTGCATCTGAAAATTTCTCTGATACTAACAGAGGAACACGTATTGAGTTTTATAATACACCAACAGGATCAAATACAATACAAAGAGTTGCATCATTTAATGCAGATTCTGTAACCTTTAGTGGTCGAGTTGAACCACAAAAAGGATTCGTATATACACCAACCGTATATCCAGGCAATCAAACAGCAATTACAATTGATGTTGCAAACACAGCTGTTACAAAAGCTAATACAACAGCCGGTTTGGTTGTAACTCTTTCTAATTTATTGGCAGGCAAAGAAACAGTTCTATGGGTTGTTAATGCATCAGGAACAAATCAAACATTTACACATGGTTTGAGTGCATTGAATTCAACAATCAATTCAACTACTTACAATATACCAGGAACATCATCAATTTTGGTAAGATATATGTGTATAGATAATACCTTGGCAAATACTTTTGTAGCAGTTACACATGCTTAATAAATAAAACACTATGGCAAATAAAAATCTTTTAGTATACGGTTCTAAGGTAGCACAGGTCAAACAGGCCTATTACTCACCTGCATTGGTCGTTAAATCAAGCCCAACCAAATCTGTTTCGGTAACATATTGTTTTTTGTCTAAGGTTGATCCTTGGTCAGATGAAGGCAATCCAGATGTACCAACACAGGACCAAAAGTCAATTAAAAAAGTATTCAAAAATATATTTGCAACCAAACTATTAAATTCATCTGATATATCTCCTGTTATTCAACGTGTAGATTGGAACTCAGGTACAGTATATGATTATTATCGTGATGATATTGATATGTTTGCACAAGATATTAATGGACTTAAAGTATATAATTATTATGTAAAGAACAAATACGACCAAGTATTCAAGTGTCTATGGAATTATAATGGTTCACAATCTATTGTAGAACCTTTCTTTGAACCTGGTTCTTATGACACAAATAATATTTTCACTGGTTCTGATGGTTACAAATGGAAATATATGTACACCATTGACACTGGTTCAAAATTAAAATTCATGGACTCTACATGGATGCCAATCATCGTTAAGGCAGGTACACCAAACCCATTATATTCAGCCGCAGGTGTTGGTAGTGTTGATGTTATTAATGTAACAAATGGTGGTTCAAGTTATAATCCAGTAAATGCTGCCATCACAATTACTATTACTGGTGATGGTACAGGTGCCGCAGCATCTGCCAATGTTGTTAGTGGTTCCATTAAAGATATTGTTGTTACATCATATGGTAGTGGTTATACTTACGCTAATGTGGCTATCACCTCCACACAAGGTTCTGGTGCTGTAGCGATTGCACCAACCTCACCAATTGGTGGTCATGGATACGATCCTATGTCAGAATTAGGGTGTACCCACGTAATGTACACGGCTGAGTTTAATGGTTCTGAAGGTGGACTTATTCCTACAGACATTGATTATCACCAAATTGGTTTGATAAGTAATCCATTGGCATTAGATACCACACCAAGTTTTGCAAATGGTTCAGTGTATTCCACAACAACAGATTTGGTTGTAGCACCAGGTTTTGGTGCATATCTAAATGATGAATATGTTTATCAAGGTACAAGTGCTAATAATAGTACATTTATTGGCACTGTTTTGAGTTTTAATACATCAACCAATGTGGTTAAGATTCTAAATACAACAGGCACTCTAACAACAAATGCTCCACTTTTTGGAAATTCTTCAGGTACAACAAGAACATTGTTGTCATATAGTTCTCCAAAATTTGTTTTATCTTCTGGTAATATTCTTTCTATTGAAAACAGAACAGGCGTCCAAAGAAGCACAGATGGAATAGAACAATTCCGATTTGTCTTAGGTTATTAAAAGGAAAAAAATGGCTCTAAATTTTAATGTTGATCCGTACTACGATGATTTTGATCCGGCAAAAAATTTCCATCGTGTATTGTTTAAGCCTGGTGTGGCCGTACAGGCCAGAGAACTGACTCAATCTCAAACAATCCTACAAGACCAGATTTCCAAATTTGCAGATAGTATCTTTACACAAAATACACCAATCAATGGTGGTAAAGTTACAACAAACTTTAAGTGTTACTATTTAAAGTTGAACAGACAATACAATGGCGCAAACATTACTGCTGCCAGTTTTGCAAATAAAATTATTCAAGATTTAACTGGTACTATTCTTGCAAAAGTAATTGCAACATCAGAGGCCACAGGTACAGACAATACATCTGGTGATCCTCCTACATTGATTGTCAGTTACCTTTCTGGTGGTTCTACAGGTCAATTCACAGACCAAATGGATATCTTTTGTGCTGACGGCACCAACTTTGTTGCAACTACAATAGGCATTTCTGGTGGTTCAACTTGTACTGGTTACTCCTCTGTTGCATCTATTTCTGAAGGTGTTTTCTATGTCAGAAACGGATACTCAACATCAGGTACACAAAACCAAGACGGAACATATTCAAAGTATGCCATTGGTAATTTTGTTTCTGTACAACCACAAACAGTTATTCTAAACAAATACAGTAACACACCTTCATATCGTTTAGGTTTGTCTATCACAGAATCAATTGTAGATTACATTGGTGATTCTTCTCTACTCGACCCAGCTGTTGGTGCATCAAACTATCAAGCTCCTGGTGCAGACAGATATCAAGTAACATTAACACTACTTACATTGCCATTAGAATTAGGTAACGATGACCAGTTCATTGAATTGGTTCGTATCAATAATGGTGTTATTGTTAAACAAGTTGATAGTACAGTGTACTCAACGATTGATGATTACTTTGCAAAGAGAACATATGATACTAACGGAGACTTTATTGTCAATGATTTTAGTTTGTCTCCAGTTGCCAATACATCAAACACTTCAACATATGATTTAAAAATCAGTAAAGGTTTGGCATATGTACATGGTTATAGAGTAGAAGTTCCATCTGATACTAGATTGGTTAATCAAAGAGCCAGAACAACTCAATCAGAAAATAATAATTATTCTTTTATTGATTATGGTTCTTACTTCTATGTTGATAATGCTAACGGTGTTTTTGATGTAACTACAGCATTCCCTGTGGACTTCCACAGCGTAAGTGCAACCAATATTGCTACTGCAAACACAACAACCTATACATCAACATTGGTTGGTTCTGGTTATATGCGTGGTTTGACATACGTTCAAAATACTACTGATACAAATACAAAATCGTATGTCTTTAAGGCACAAGTATATGATGTTACCACAAAGTCTTTAAGTGGAACAATTGCATCTGCGAACTCTACATATGTTTTGTTTAATAGTACAGGTGGTCAATTATCACCTACTGCAAATGCATATTACAATACTATATTAACAGTTGCAAATTCTAGTTATAGAGGACAAATTACCTCTTACAATCCAGTAAACAAATCTGCAAGTGTTAACCCACCATTCACAATAGTACCAAACAGTTCAGATGTTTTCGTAATCAAATTTGATCCAGCTGATATTGAATCTATTGCAAATACAGTAAGTGGTACTACAACTCTTAGTGCTTCCGCAAATATCAATACTTTAGGTAAAGTTGGTAATGTTATAACTGGTGATACCATATTCCAAAATGCTGGCAGTCCAGAATTATTATACACATTAGGTTATCCATATGTGTCATCTATAGCTGACAGTTCATATTCATCTACTAAGGTGTTTAGAAACAAAGCATTCAGTGGTTCTGGACCAACAACACTAACACTTACTTTACCAACCGGCATACAAAACTCTGTTGACTTTGCTGGTGGTACAGGAACATTAAGTACTGATTCCATTAAACAAAACTATACAGTAATTGTTACATCAGGTACAGGTGAAAAAGGTATTGGCCAAGTATTAGATTTCACTGCTTCTGGTAATACAGTAAGTATTTCTTCAGATAAAAATAGTGTAACTTTTAGTTCAAATTACTATACAACACCATTAACAGTCTCTGTTATTGCAAAAATTAATATCACCAATGCAGATGATACAACAAGTATTTTAAGAACAAAAACACTTGTATCAGGCAATACATCAGTTGTAAGTTATTCTGGACCTGATGGTACTGTTAATACAAATACAAAACTTGACTTAACCAATGGACAAGTATACATCGCAGCAGCTGGTCTTTTGAGTACAGGTCAATCACAATCTTTGTATGTTACGGATATTAAAAACATTGTTAAGATTATTGATACTAAATCTTCAAGTGCCGTTCCAACTACAGGTATGTTAACTGATACACAGTATGATGTAACAGCAAACTATTCTTTCAATACTGGCCAAAAAGATAGTTATTATGACCATGGTTTCTTGGTGTTAAATCCTGGTGCACCAAAACCAACAGGTAACCTTTTGGTTATTTTCAATTACTATTCACATTCTTCTTCTGATGGTTATTTCAGTGTCATGTCTTATACCAATGAGGCATACGGACAAATTCCATCATACACAGCCACAAATGGTAAATCATATAGCCTAAGAGATTCTGTAGACTTTAGACCAACTCGTAAAAATGCAACGAGTTCGTTCATATTTGAATACTCTGCAAGCCCAAGTTCAAACGATACTGGTTTTTATATTCCACAAGACTTGTCGAATTGGTTAAGCGACTATTCATATTACCTTGGAAGAAAAGATAGATTGGTATTAACAAGAGATAGAAATTTCCAAATCGTTAAAGGAAATCCATCTGTTAATCCAATTCTACCAACACAACCAGATGGTTCATTGGTGGTTGCAAACTTAACTCATGATCCATACACCGCATATTTACCAAGTGAATCATCTAAGGGTTCACTACCTAATCTTTCCGTAGAGAAAGTTAAACACAGACGTTGGACGATGAATGATATTTCTGATATGAATACTCGTATCAATAATATTGAATACTATACAACACTGAATGCTTTGGAACAAAATGCACAAAGTCTACAAGTCAAAGATAATAATGGTTTGAATAGATTTAAGAATGGTATTCTTGTTGATGACTTCACCACATATGGTGTAAGTGATACAGGCAATCCTAACTTCTCTGCATCAATTGATAGAATCGCAAAACAAATGACGGCTTCTCAGACCGTACAAAACTATCCATTACACGCAGCAGGTTCATACATGGCGTTAGGTAATTTTGCTACATCTGCAAACACATTAGGATACCAGTTACACAATGTTGGTAAAGGTACAAACATCTTTACCTTACCATATACAACTACACCTATTATTACACAACAGTTAGCAAGTCAAACAGTTAACATAAACCCATTTGCGACACCGACATACCAAGGTGTTTGTTATTTGAATCCTCCAATGGATAACTGGGTAGATAACACAAAAGAACCTGACTTGTTATTTGTTGATCCTAACTTACAAATATACCAACAAAGTGATACATTAAACACTTTAAATGTTACTAACTGGCAAACAATTCCTGGTACACAGAAAACACTTTCTTCATCTAGTATAAATGTTGAAGGTCATAATGTTAATCCAAGTCCATATGGATATCAAGGTTACACAAAGACCACAACAGTACAAGAATTGACACAACAACAAACTATAACACAAGGTTATTGGAGTAACTTAGGATCATCATACAATAGTGTGAATGGTTATATTACTGATATCAGTATTCAACCATATATTCGTCCACAATCTTTATTGTTCAGAGCAAAAGGATTAAAAGTTAACACACCAGTTCAAACATTCTTTGATGGTGTTTCTGTAGACCAATACATTATCAATCCAGATATTGTTGAATTGACAAATGTATCTGGAACATTTAATGAAGATGATGTTATTGGTTATTCAAACACAGCTGATGGATTGTTCTTACCATTAGCCACAGTTGTTTCTGTTTACAATTATCCAAATAGTAAAAATGTTCGTTTGTATGTTGCAAGTAATTTCCACACAACATTGGATTCGTTTACAACTGGTATTGTTAAAAATGGTTTCTTTGATTCTGATGGTAATTATGTTAACAGCACAGCATCTGGTACAAGTGCATACAGTTCAATCATTTCATTCAACAATTCTGGATATGTTTCATCTGCTGGTGGTACATTCATAGATGCAGCTGCACAAACAATTAGTTTATATCGCCAAGCAAATCCAAGATACTGTTCATTCTTAAACCAACATGGTGTTTGGAATGTTCCAAGTGCGGGTGATGGAAATAGAACATTTAATGCTTCGTTTACAGTTAACTTTACAGCAAATGGAAGTTATACATTTACAGCATCATGTGATAACACAGCAACTATATTGTTGGATGGTACTTCAATATTAACAGCACCTGGATATCAAACAACATATTCAACCACTAAAACAGTTACTGCTGGTAACCATGTAGTTAGATGGCAAGCCACAAACACTGGTGGTCCTGCAGCAATTGGTTTAACAGTTACAGATTCAACTGGAAAAATTGTATTTGATTCTGCGGCCGCTCAAGTTATTCCAACTGGAGTTGATACAGTTTATGGTATGACAGGTGGTGGTGCATACTTCACCGGTGTTACACAAATTGGTTTGAACCCATCCTCATCAACTGTAGATGGATTCTATATTGGTACAAAAATTAATATCACAACAACATATGTGTCACAACAATATGTTGGTGGACCAGCAACAAGAACAACTCAAACATATACAAGAACAATTACTGGTTATACTGGTGCAACCAGAATGGCATCATGGGATACTGGCCAACCAATTACTTTATCTATGGGTTCTAACAGTTTGATTGGTGGTATATTAACTTCTACTTATTCTATGGTTGGTACAAAACCAAGTTACAAATATGTTTTGTCACAAGGAGGTCAGCCAAATCTATCAACAAATGAAAATGGAGACTTTGTTGGTATATTCAATCTACCAGAGAAAACATTTAGAACTGGTCAAAGAGTATTCCGTGTTGATAATAGAACAACAATTAATGATCCAAATTCAGCAACTACATGGACTGAAGCAACATTTACTGCTTCTGGTTTATCAACTAAATCACAATCAATTGATTTCTCACCATCAATTTCTGCTGCAAAAAATGTATTCACAGAAACTAAGGCTCAAACAATAACCAATACAATTGTTACATATAACCCATGGGATCCAGTTGCACAGGCATTCATAATTGATTCTGTAAATTATCCAAATGGTGCGTTTATTAGTTCTGTTAAGTTGTTCTTCCAAAGTAAACCAACAACAACAAACATTCCAATTGACTTGTCTATTGTTGGCACATCTAATGGTTTCCCAAATGGTGCAACTTTAGACCACTCTATTGTTTCATTGACACCAGATAGAGTTAATACAAGTACAACTCCACACTATTTGGATTCAACAACATACACTGAATTTACTTTTGATGTACCAATTTTTATTCAACCTGGTATTCTTTATGCCTTCTTGTTGAAGTCTGCATCACAAGATTATAACATCTATGTGGCTGCACAGAACGCAACTGCATTACCATCTAGTGTTAAAAATCTACCAACAGATGCAACACCAACAACAATCACAAAGATTGGTAGCTCTCCATATGTTGCATCGTTGTTTGAATCACAAAATGCTATTACATGGACAGCAGACCAAACTAAGGCTATGATGTTTGTGGTTAACAGATGTTCATTTAAAACTGATGCAAATCCTACAATTAGTTTTGTAACACCAAAATATTTGCCAACAAGAAAAGGTGTTCTACAAGATATTCAATCGTATTATGATCCTGCACTTGTAAATAATTTGTATGGAAATTATTCAATTATGAATGAAGAAGTTGATGCAATTAATGTTTCAGTAACTGATTTTGTTCCAACAAAAACAAGTATTAATTATACTTACCAATCATTATTAAGTTCAACTAATTTATATGATTCAGCAAAATCAATTATTCCTGGTAAATTTGGTACACCAACATTTGACCATATCTATCTGAACGATGGTAAAGGTACACGCCTATTACAAGCAAACAATGCAAACTCATTCTTCTTGAATGCCTCATTGTCATCACCTGATCCTTTGTTATCTCCAATTATATCAGATGATGGTACATCATTATACAACATTCAATGGAACATTAACAACTTAGGTTTGTCAAACAGTTCTATTGCTTTGATTTCTGGTGGTACATCATATAGTAATAACACAACAGGAAATGTTACTGTTTCTATTTCTGCACCTGATGTATCTGGTGGTTCACAAGCATATGCAACTGCAAACGTTGCTAATGGTGTTGTTCAATCTGTTACACTTACCAATGCAGGTAGTGGTTATTTGGCCACACCAACAATCAATATCGTGGATGCAAACACAACACCTGGTTCTGGTGCTATCATAACTGCTACATCAGAATATTCTTCATCTGGTGGTAATGCAATGGCACGTTATGTTACCAAGAAAAATACATTGGTTGATTCTGCTGAGTCAGCAGATGTGCGTGTGTTTTTTACTGCATACCGTCCAACAGGTTCAAATATCTATGTATTCTATCGCATACAAAACAAGAACGATTCACAGACATTTGAAAATGGTTCATGGCAATTAATGACCTATGTGAACAACACAGGCAACGGATACTCAACATCTAGAGGTGATACAATGGAGTTTGAAGTTGCACCTGGTATTAATGGTGTTGCAAACGGACAAATTTCATATACAAGTACAACAGGAACAGTGTATACAACCTTCAATCAATTTGCACTTAAAATTGTATTGACAACCAATGACAACACAAGTGTTCCATTCTTAACAGATATCCGTGCATTAGCACTACCATCTGGAACAGGAATCTAATATGTCTTTTGTTCGTGTTACTGGTACGAATTATGTGAGAGACACCAAAGGTATGGTTCTAAACAATACCGATGATGTTTCTCGCAACGAATATTATGCTAAGGTACAAATGTTAAAGACCCAAAAACAAGAGATAAATACTTTAAAATCAGAAATGGAAAGCATCAAGGGTGATGTTTCAGAAATAAAACAAATGATGCTCAAACTAATGGAAAAGGTTAATTAATGGCTAATACAGTTTCAACTTTAAGTTATGCCAATACGTTTGGTGAATGGGTTGTTGCCACTCAGGGTCTAATTGCAGAAAACAATGTATTGGCCGCAAGTGATTATACAAAAGATTCGGGCACACTCTACCTAAACGAAACAACAAAAAGTTCTTTACAAGCAAACGGAAATGTTATTGTACAAGGTGCATTTGTTTCTCAAGGTGTTGGTTCATCAGGATATATTCAGAACAACTTAACAGTTGGTGGCCAAATATATTTTACCAACACAACTTTAGGTATAACACATACAGGTCAAGCAAACCTTAATGGTCTTGTTGTTGTACAAGGTCCAAATTATGGTATCTCTGTTGCCAATAACGCATACGTTGGTGGAAATACCAGCATTAAATATCGTTCAATATCTGATACAGTAGTAGCAAACACTTCTGTTAATACAGTAGATGTATATACAACCAATTTAACTGCAAATACAAAAATTGATGCCAACAATGCAACAGCATACATGAAAGGTATTATTGTTGGTTCAGGTGGTTTAACTGTTGGTGGTAATTTTGTATTGACAGGTCAAACTATATATTCTGCAAACACATTCTTATTAAGTTCTGGTGTAAATACGGCAATTAATAGTTATTACAACGTTGACCGTGGTGGTTCTGGTCGTAATGCAAGTATACGTTGGAATGAAAATTTAAAACAATGGGAAATGTTAGACGTAGATGGTGCGGCATATTACCGTATACTGTGGTCTAAAGAAATTCCATTACCGTTGGCTGAAGGTGGTACAGGTGCAACATCAGCATCAGGTGCATTGTCATCATTGACTTCTGGTTTACCAAATTCATCTGTTGCTGGTTATGTATTGGCAACTGGAGGTCCAGGAAACTACTATTGGGCTGCGGGTGGAACAGGCGGAGGTAGTGGCGGGGCAACACCAGGCACTACAATTAACTCAACTCGTCTATCATATATAGCAAACGGTGTTGCAGGTTATAGTGGTAACTCTTTCACTACTCCAGTATTTTCAGGAACAACACAAGTCAGAGCATACATTAACGGTGTAAGACAATTTGAATCTGAATATAATTTAAATCAATCAGCAAATACAATTTCATTTACTACAACTCCACCAAATGGTGATAACATTTTAATTGAAGTTGATGGATATGTTTACAATCCATACTATGCAAACAACATTGGATTTACTACACCATTTGGCGAAATTACCGATTCTTCAAATACAATTCAGTTAGCAATTCAATCTTTAGAAACAAAAAAAGCAGCATTATCTGGTGCAGCTTTCAGTAATGTTGTAACTGGTATTACAGTATCTGATGCAAGTATAAGTAATACTGCATTTGCAACAACAGCCTACGTTCAATCTGTTAACTCATATGCATCAGGTGTTACTGCGGGTATATATGGTGGTGGTGTTACTGCATCAAATCACCAAGTTCCAATTCTTACAATCAATGCACAAGGTAAAGTTACACAAGCATCTAACGTAACAGTTACAAGTACAGCTGTATATGCAAACAGTGGTCAATTAACAGCGAATGCTGCGGTTGGTGTCGTTGCATTAGGATTACCAGTACTTACATCAGGTTCTGCTGGCACTACATTTGGTTCCGGCACACAAACTCCACAAATTGTTGTTGATGATTATGGTAGAATTGTAAGTATACAAGCAACAACAATTACTGGTGGTTCCGCTGGTATTGGTGCAACCACATACAATAGACAAAGTACTACTGCAACAGCTGGTCAAACAGGCTTTACTGTAACTGGTGGTTACACAGTTGGTTTCTTACAAGTATATCTAAACGGTGTTTTGTTAAATGCTTCAGATTATACTGCATCAAACGGCACAACATTTGCATTAAGTGCCGCAGCATCAGCTGGTGATATTGTAGAATCATTTGCTTATACAGTTACATTGGTTAATAACGTATCACCAACATATGCTGGTGGTCAAGGTGGTTCGGCTGGTCAAGTATTGTACCAATCAGCAGCTAATACAACCAGTAATACAGCAGTTGGTACATCAGGTTATCTATTACAAAGTAATGGTTCTGCTGCACCAACATGGGTCAATCCAGGTTCATTATTGGTTAATAACGTATCACCAACATATGCTGGTGGTCAGGGTGGTGCAGCTGGTCAAGTATTGTATCAA